GTAAAACAAGATTTCCCATACAAGTAATCCGCCATTGTAAGACGTACTATCGTAAGTGTAGCTGTCTCCACCTACATCAATAGATAGTAAAGCTTGATCCCAACTAGCATCGTTTTCTTGCATGTAGAACCATGCCCAGTAACGTTGTGGGTCAATGTCTTGGCGAATTACATCTCCAAAAAACAGAGTATTGTATTCAATACTATTAGTAAGATATGGAGGAGCGTAATGAAATGATAATAAGATTTCGTCTAAAGCTTCTGTATCAAATGAACCATAGCTTTTAGAGATATCAGGTACGCCAAATACGTAACCGTCTCCTACATCAGATGTAGGTACACGAGATTCACCTAATTTTGCGTAATAGTAAGCTTTACGAGCTGATGAGTAGCCATTGTTTAAAAGACCTATACGTACTTCATCCATAAGATCAGTACGTTCTGTAATAGACGTAATAATGTTACGGATAAATGTAGGTACAAACTTAGGATCATCTGGAAAATATCGTTGAGTAACTACTTGGACTTCTACAATAGTTTCGTCTTCAAAACCAAATAGTCCAAATACTGGCTCTAGTATTGGGTTAAGAATTTCATCCCAAAGTGTTGACCAAATACCTTCTGCAATAGAAGTGACGCCATTCCAAACAGCGTCAGCTACATCAAATACAAAATCTACTACACCAGTCATTTACTAATCCTTATGGAGTTGGATCAGTTAGACCAGCGTTAGTAACAACTTCTTCAAGCAAATTATTAAGGTTAGTAGATACAGTAGTTGGTAGTGCTACAGCAGCTGCATCTGGATCTGTTGAACGTGCAATAGACCAAACATCTGTCCATAATTTAAGAGATTTCTGTTCAGCATCTCGGTCAAAACCATCAGTTTGTTTCTGATACAGTCCTTGCTGTTTAATAACTAGTGCTGTCTGCTGAACTTCAGTAAGCGTTTTCTGATCAAGAAGAGCTTTTTCAGAATCAGTTTTGTTTTTCTGAGCAGTAGTCAAACCAGTACGTTCTACTTCAGTTAACGTCTGTTGTGTAACAAGACCTGTTTGTTCATCTACCAGAAGCTTTTCAGCATCTGTTTTAAGCTCTTGAGCAGCAAGTAGCTCTGCTTGTTTATCAGCTTGCTGACGACCCAAAGCAAAAGCTACTGCTTGTTGCATAGCCCACTGCATAGCACCAAGGTACACGGTGGCATAGTCAGCACCTTTAATTCGACCCAGCTTATGCTGTTCTTCGAGGTGTGCTGTAGCTGCCTTCATTAACTCATCAAAATAACCATTGCCATCGACAATGCCTTCTGTGAGTTCTGAAATTAGTATTTGTGCCATGATGCTATGCCCTGTGTGCTATTAGTCTGTTGCTGATCCGTTGGCTAGTGCTTGCTGACGCATCAGTTCCAGACGCTCTTCTTTAGTAAGAGGAGGTAGCACTTCAATGCTAAATTCTGGAACCAATTTACCCCTACGGACTGTCTCTCCACGAGGACCTTTAGCATTAACAAACGTAGTGTACTTACGTTCTTGCATCTCTTGGAGAATAATCTGAGGTACGTGCCAACCTGCATCAGCATTAAAAGGTACATACTTTTTAAATGTACCCAGTTTAGCCGATCCGCAAGAAATGATTTCGCCTTCCCAGCCTTTCTTGTTTGGATTCATGCATGTAACACGAATACGAACTAGTTTGCCTGCTTCTTTCTTGCGAACTTCAAATTCATATTTTTTAAACTCAGCAGGAGTCATACGCTTACTAGCGGGTTTACCTGACTTAGTTTTCATTTTAGAAATTTTAACTGGAGCTTCTTCTTCTACCTCTGCTTCAGCATTGGCTTCTTCAAGATTTTCCATATGCATCCGAATCTTTGCAGCAATCTTATCTGCACCAGATTTAGGATGATATTTAACACCTAGCAAATCAGCACGAGCTTTAATAGCTTCTAGTTCTGCAGCTGCTTGGTCTACATCTTCTACTACTTCGTTTTGAATTTCTTCGTTCATGATTTATCTCTTCGCCTTTTTTGATAGAGGGTGGATGCCTCTAATAATATGAAAGTGGAACTGCCCCCTTACGGAGGCAGTTCTTTAGATCACTCTATTACCATTCAGCAATAGTTTTGATCAGAGCAATACGCTCAGGACGCAGGATCATAGTACCGTAGTACCACTTGATGCTGTAGAAACCAGTTTCACCGTATGGATCTTCTGGACGAGCAGTTTCACCCGGTTTAACGTGGTTGATCTTGAACTTAACTGACTTACCATCAGTTTGGAAACCGATAGTAGTGAACGACTGGTCACCAACAACAAGCATTGGGAACACATCGTAGTTCATAGCGCCAGTAGTTACGTTAGTAGTAGTAGCACGGTAACCAGTGTTAGTACCAACAGTTGCACCAGCACCTGCCCAATGCATCATTTCTGGAACAACGATGAAGCGGAAGTTATCCACAGCACCGAATTCACCACGAGCAACGTTACCACCGTCAGCGTACTGAGCTACTGGGATAAACGCTTTGTTACCGTGGTAGTCAGTCATACGCATGATAGATGGCATCATCTCAGTACCTACGTAGATGTAACGCGCAGCGTTAACTACTTTGGTATCGATCATACGTGAACCAGCGATCAGCTTAGTGTTCTTAGGAGTACGGTTGTTATCCAGCTCAATTGCCAGCTTAACAAGGTCATCGTAAGAAACAGCATCAGCAGTAGCGTCACCAGACAGAGTAGCAGCAGAAGTTGCATCACCAGTGTAGCGAATTACGCCAGCACCGTTGATCAGGTCGATCTGCAGCTGATCTTCTACGATTTCGTTAGCAGCTTTCAGAGACTCATCTACGATGTGCATCATCAGTTCTGCATCAGAATCAAAGTCCAGAGATTCCTGAGTGTACTCATCGAAGAAACCAAATTTCTCGATAGAACCTTCAAGCTCGATACGCTTCATACCAACACGGTTTACACGACCACCAGCTTCTGACAGAGCAGGGATTTTGCCAGTAATGTAACCGATGTCTTTAGAAGAACCATACAGGTTACCTACAGCTGATACGTAAGAACCAGTTACAAAAGTCCAACCTGTAGCACCAGCAATAGTGGTAGCGTAGTTAGTGTTGAAAGCAATACCGTACTCTGCAAGAAGAGTCAGTACTTCAGCCTGTGCAGCAGTCAGAGCTGCAGCGTTAGTAGTAGACTGGTCGGTATCCCAATCAGCTGTACCAACAGCGTAGAACTCCTGACCATCTGGGTTAGTAACAGTAATAGTTACTTCAGAAGCAGCATCAGTAGTAAGACCTACTGCACCAGCTGCATCGATACCCTGATCGTTGATGTTGCGATCATCAAGGATTGGCAGGTAGTGGTAACGCTTAATGGTTTTACCCATGTTTTTAGGCATAGCAGTAACGTCTGCCATCTGACCAAAGTACTGCTCACGAGCAATCTCAGTCAGAGCCTTTTTGTAAAAGTAATCGGTACGTACTTGTGAACCAACATCTGATGGAGATGCGTTCAATGGATCGTTATATGACATAGCCATAATTAATCACCTCAAATAATGTTAAATAAACTTATCAGCTACTAATTTAGAAAACTCTTCATCACTCATTGCTAATGGATTAAAGTCTTCTTTTTGTGTTCTAGGAACACTTTTTGTAGAACTTGCAGCCTTCTTACGGCTTTTAAGTTTTGGGTCTACGGTATTAGTCGCTTTATTAACAATATTTGGCTGTGATTTACTAATTGATTGGCTAGGTTGTGCCTTAGCGTCATTAGCAGTGATCTGCTGCCCTACCTGATAATAAGCTTGAATATCAGATAAACCTCTCAGTTTACCTAATGCCCGTTCCCTTTCTACAGCAGACATAATTCGATCATATAGACCAGACTCTACCTGCTCGTTGATTACACGAATCAACTCTGGCTCTTTAACAACAGCTTCTTGTGAAGCTTCGTCCCACTTATTACCAATGATGTCCATAGTTTGATGGAAGGTAGCTGTGTCCTTGATTTCACCAAGTACGCTATCTAACTCAATCTCAGCATCAGAGACATTGTAAGCTTTAGGTTGATAATCAGCCTTTGTGTTTACATCTATATCCAGTGGATCAATTCCACTTTCATTCAGTAACTTTTTAATTGCTTCTGGATCTTTCTTATTTAGATCGATCAAGAAACTAATTTTATCTTGGTTAAGCAAATCGTTATTTTCGAGGAGCTTCATCAACTTAAGATTTGGCTTTAATGCTGCCATCTTTTTGTTGTAGTTAGCACCCATTTGCATCAGGGTACGAGCTTCTTCGATACTCTCGATTTGCATCTCTCTGCCATTAGCTTTAAATGGCTTAAAGAGTTCATCATATTCCGTCTTATAATCAATATTAGAAGAATCTTCAGTATTATCAATACTATTATCAGTATTATCACTGTTATTAGTATCATCTTCAGAATCTTCTTGATCCAATTCAGAAGAATCATCTACTTCATCTTCGGTTTCTTGCTGCCCTTCTTCTTGGTCTTGCAAGTCATCTTCCGATTCCTCTTCGAGTTCTTCAGTAGTGTCAGTAGTATCTTCTACTACTTCTTCTTCAGCTGTATCAGTGTCATCAGTACTGCGACTTAGCTCACGCATGATCGCAGCATCGATTTCATCATCAGACAGCTCAAGAGGATTAATCTCTTCTGCTGCTGCCATGTGTTATACCGCCTCTGCCAGTAGTTCTTCACGGGTCTGCTCATCATCTTTGATAGAGCGTTCTGCCATACGACCCATTTGCATTACAGTTCGTAGGTACTGACGTAGGTGACCAATAGCGATAATAGATTTATCTAGCTGGTCTTGGTATTTGGCTTCTTGCATTTCAGGATCAGCTTTAAGAATAACTACACGAGCAGCTTCTTCTTTAAAGTAACCTTCATCAATAACAGTTTTAAAATCTTTATTGTCGATAAGACGTAACAATGCTTCCATCTTATTTACTTGAGCTTTAGCAGCTTCAATACCGATTTCAATCTGTTCTAGTTGCTGTTCAGTGCTATTCATAGCCATCGTGTCCTCTATAAGAGATATTTAAGTTATTGGACTTCAGGTTGTCCAGAACCTTTCAACATTGCATCAGCAGCTTTTAGATCAAGCTGCATTCTGCGGTCAAAATCTTTCTTATCCAGCTCTTCTTGAGCAGTCTTTCCAGATTGAGTCCGAACAAAGTCCAGATCCTCTTTATCTGATTTACTGTCAAGGTTACGAGACTTGGCAAGTTCAGTACGTGCTTTAGCTGATTTGAGTTCGATATCAACACGGTTCTCTTCAGCTTTAGCTTGTTCGTTGTTAGCTTGTGCTTCAAGTAGACGCAGTTCAAGCTGTTTACGCTGCTCAACATATGGATCAGGTTGTGGCTGGTATTCAGTAATCTTCTTAGCCAATTCAGGCATTTTACGAAGACGAGCAATGTCAGCCAGAATCATCTTAGACATTTCTGGGTCCATATTGTTACCCATAGTCTGAAGCATGAATGCCAGTTCTTGAGCTTTCTCGTTATCTGCTTCTGCAGTTGAGATAGTCAAACGTAGATCGTAATTGCCGGGAAGATCATCTCTACGAATCTCTACAAACTCTTCATTAGTAACTCGTACTACTTCTACATCAGATAAGAACTCAGCATTCATAGCAATGATCTTACGACCAATATGAATAATGCCTTCTGCTAGTCTACGAAGAATAGCTAGTTCACGTTTTGATGTAGCGTCTAGAGCAGAACGGATGCCAGTAGCAGTATTGCCGAGAGCTTGACCACTAATACCACTAGTAAAAGCTTTAACACCAGTAAGGGATTCTGCTTCCATGTTTTGAAGCTGAAGCATGAACTGAGCAGATGCTGGAATCTCTGGGTATGTATGCATATGGAATGCTTGGCGTGGATCAACGTTAGCATTGAATTCATAGTCCAAACCTTTATCAAACTTACGTCTGTTAGTTAGGTCTAATGCATCTTTGCGAATAGCCATCTGACCATTAGCAGAACGACCCATAACATCAATCATGCCACGAGTTACTGCACCTGCAATCTTCTGGTTTTCCTCTAGAAGAGCACCGTCAGGCTCACCATAAATAGATTTACGCTTAGGTAAATACTGAACCAAAACAAATGGGAGCTTCTGATCTGGGAATGGGTTCTCCTCCATTCGGATAATGGTGTCACCCACAAAAGTAGCGACAATAGGTTTAACAATGCCACTATTATCAATATCCCAGTAACCCCAGTATTCATAGGCTACAAACTTTTGACGAGGTTTATCTTTAAAACTAAATGAACTGTCATCGTGAGTAGCATGATCAGGCTCACTAAGCACACTAGAATTAGTAACATTAATACGATCTAGGTTTGAGTATTTACCGTCTTTCTTGAGTTCAGAAAGAGATGTCTCAAAGCTGTAAATAATAAAGTTAGCTTTATCCAGATTACCTTCACAAGTTGGATCTACCATTACATTACGGTAGTCACATACTTCTACAGTAGGGCAGTTCTTAAGTACTTTAACTTCTTCACGAGTTTCCATGCCAACTTGTTGTGGCATTACTGGCTGACCAGTCTGCATCGACATTTCAAATGAAATACGAATTTCTTCTGGAAGAGCGTTATATTCAGAAGGACTTTCTTGCTGTAGCTGACCAATACGTTGTAGCTGCTCAATAGCACCTTGATCCATAACAGGAACGTATTCAAATACTGGTACGTCTACTTCTACAATCTCTTCTTCGTAGTCCCAACCAAGACGGACAATAACTGTACCTTCGTCTACAGCAGTACGTACAAACTCATCAATAAATCCAACTTTACCCAGTTTAGTATTGAACTGGTTATTCAAGATAAGTTCGTTTTGTTTAGCTGACTTAGTGTCTTCCCAAGTAATTGGCTCTACGTTAAATACGTCATCAGTAGAAAGGAATGGTTCTGACAAAGAAGCATAACGCCATTCAGCTTGTTTACGGATAAGTTTAGGAACGATTTTAGATCGTCCGTCAGGAGTATTTACTTTAGCTGAGCCAGTAACATTAAGGTTATCCAGCCAAGTAGATACTTCAGTAACATGGGCATCATGAGCTGATTTAGCTTCTTGAAGATCTTGTTTTAGATCTTTAACGCTAGGAGCGTTATCCCACTTAGCTAAACGAGACTCTGATTTATAGAGATCACCGGATTCCATCTCTTCGATATCAATTTTTTGATCCATAACAATCTCTA